TTATCTGTTCTCGTCTTGTGCTTTCAGGCTTCCAATTGCCTGAGTGGCTAAGCGCTGTTGATCAGCTGCCGCGGTATAGATTGTCAGCTCCTTCAAGCTTTGGTGTCCTGTCAGGGCTTTAATCACGTCTGCTGAACAACCTGCTTCTGCCAGTCTTCGTGCTGCTGCTTTGCGCAAACCATGGGGAGAGCAGTTAGATAATCCCGCTTCTTTCGCCCTGTCTCTGAACCAGTTTCCAAAGCCTGCCACTGAGAATGGTTTTCCAAACTCGGTGACAAGGAAGGTCATGTTCGTCTTTGGTGTTTGTGAAAGTGCTTGCTGGAGGGTGCTGTGCAGAGGAATCGAGAGTGCAGTTCCTGTTTTCTGCTGTGTGACCCGCAAGTTGCTTCCTGAAATATGCTGCCATCCCATGGTCACGACGTCAGAACGCCTTTGTGCAGTGTAAAGAAGCAAAGTGAGAGCAAGGTATGCCTTGCTGCCTTCAGGGTGCTGTTTTGTGAACTGCTCTATTTCTTCCTCAGTCCAACTATGAAAGCCTTCTGTCTTCTTCCTGAAGCCCTTCACTCCACGCGCTGGATTGTTGGCGATCATTCCCAGATCCATGGCAACGTCGAGCAGGATCTTCAGGAGAGATAGAACCCGATTTGCAGCTTGTGGCCTGTCTTCCATCTCTCCGAGTAGTTTCTTGATGTGTCTGCGTTCCAGGCGGCGTATAGGAAGCTTGCCAATCCTTTCCCTGAGCTTTTCGATAACTCCTCGGTAGGTGTGCTTGGTGCTGTCTCGTAAACCGAGGAACTCAGGTGAACGATAGTAGGCAACGCAGAGAGCATCAAAGCTTCCTGGCTTCGTGCGCTCTGCTGCTATGTTGGCGCTCTGTGTTTTCACCCCTTCCAGTGCGCCGTAATACTGGCGCATGAAATCGTCGCCATAGGGTGTGCCTGTCAGATAGGTTGAGAACCCTGACTTGCGGAAACGGACACGGCGGGTGCCGTGCCTGTCTTTGTTCCAGCTGCAATATTGCGGCAGTCCGCTTCGGTTCCGTCTCATAGGAGGTCGTCCCAAGGATTAGGAGTATTGTCATTCACCTCTTGCTTGAGTGGCTCCATGACAATCTCTTGGGTTTCCGGTCGGATCGTGACGCGCAGCTGTTCGGGAGCAATACCAACCTTCTCAGCTGCCTTGTAAGCCCTAACAACATCAGCCTGTTTAAATGGAACTGTTTGCCGTGCCATGCTTGCTCCTATGCTGAGTAACCGCTGAGGCGAGTGCGTACGCTTGGTTCTGCTGGGCCTGCTGCCAGCACTGCTGCCCCAACTTTCAGATTGTCTGATGCAGTGGTGGTGAGACGCTTCTCAGCGTTATCCCAGTAAAGAGGTTCACCCTGAGCAACCTGCTCACTGTCGGTCTTGGGAAGCTCAAACACCCCCTGCATGACCGTCTCAACATCCTCACCAGAGGCCGCATTGGTTGCGACAACACCAAACAGAGAGCCAACTTGCAGACCATCGCCACTGGAAACGTCATGTGGGGCAGTCAATGTGATGGCAACGCCATCTTGAATGTAATTCCTCATGTGCAATCTCCGCGCCTAAGCGCCTTTACTTGAAATGATACGAACCCGACGAACTGTGCGACCTTGGCTTGCTGCAATCTTCCTGTTCAGGTCTGCGAGCGCTACTGCCATTTCGCTGTCAGATTTATAGGTGACTTCATCGCGACCAAAGCGAACGGTTTTGACACCCTTGGCTCTTTTCTTTTCCAACTTGTCACGACAAGCAATCAGCTCTTCCAGAGTGGCCATTACTTGCCCTCGTTCATTTGCCATCCGCGCCAGTCGCCGAAGCAGGCACCGAAGTCGAGACGAACTTTGATCTTGATGCCATCAATCTCAAATCCGGCTTTGGTTTCTGTCTGTGGTCCTGGCTCACCTTCCAGATAGGCGTATTCTAGGCCATCCATCTGGCTATGGCTGGTTGCCAGATACCAACGATCCGGATTGTTGAAGCGGCCTTCCACCACCATTCCCAGATCAGAGAACGGGTTCACATCGTCGATGCGGTTTGGTGTGATCTCGGCAAGTAGCTTCTGTGCCAGTGTCTCCAGCTCGGCTGGAATAATCAGATGGCGAGGGGAGAGATTGAGGCGCTTGCCGGACAGGCTCACCTGGTGGCGCAGTGCCTGACGCAATACAGAGAGTGTTTCAATGGACGGCTTGCCCTTGGTCTGCGCAAGGTTGCGGTGTCCTGCATGGAAAACCGGATTACCGTCTCCCATCTTTGGGCCTTTGCCACCATTCATCTCCAGCAACTTGATGAAGAACTCTGCTTCAAAGTCTGCTGCTGCAATGCCTAGTCTGCGCGGTAGGTCGTTCAGAGCGCCAAGGTCATCGTTGATGAGTGCTTGGCGAGTGACACCGATCATCCGTCCGAAGGTGTCGATTTTGAAGCTTTCGGCGCTCTCGCTCATGGTGCCGTGTTTGTATTCACCATGCTCGTTGAGCTTCTCCAGATCCGGCGCTTCAGAAAGGATAATTCGGTGCTTTGCGCGGAAGTCTTTCACGGTGGTTTGTCGTGCCAGTTTCTTCAAAGCGCTTGGCACACTCTCATAGGATTGACGCAATGTCCGCCCCACGGTGTTTCCCATGATGAGGGGAAAGTCACTGGTAGAATGGAGGGCTCGAGAGACAATCGTTGCCTGGGAAAGGGCCGTGGTTGAAACATTGGCATTGCGCAGACAATCGCGAGCCATCTCCGGAATAGACATTCCGATGAAGTCGCGGGCGCTGTCCTCCGGCTTATGGGTTGGGTCAATGCGCGTCATCATGGCGTCGGCCATGCGTTCGGCGCGTGTATGTGGATCGGTGTGATCTGCGAGAATTTGCACCGATTGCGTCCGGATCGGCGGTGTCGTCCGCTTCTCGGCCTCGGTAATTGCGGCGGCTCGGATCTCGTCCAGTGTAGCTGAGCTGTCGATCTGGCTGTCAGTCCACTCAGTGGTCAGGTTCAATGTCCCTGCGATAGAGCGGATCTGCTGGTTGCGTTGTGCCATGTCTGGCGTGGGTGTTTTGGGTGGTTCCTGCGAGTTGGGTTGGTTCTCCGTTGGCATTGCTCTGATCCTTGCGTCCGGGTCCGCTGGCACACTGACAAAGCTGACTTCTCTTGGTTTGAACTGGGTGATGGTGCGAATGGAGCGTCCGGTGTCCGGATCTCTGCTGTCCGCCCATTTCTCTATCTGGTAGCCGATGGAAACGCCTGTAATCATTCCCTCGCGAATGTCGGCAATCACTGGGTTGGCACGGCTGTCAGATGTAAACTTGATGGTGACGATGATGCAGCCGTTGTCCGTTCGTGCTGCTGTCACGGTGCCCAGAACGGCACTCAGGCTGTCCTGGCGATGGCTGTCTAAAACCGGAAGGCCGATAAAGGCTTCCGCTGTGGTGGCTGTGGGTTCCAGTCGCTCGATGTAAGCGCCACGGTCCACGCTGCCAAAGGCGGTGGCGGTTGCCTCGACGGTCCGCTGCTTTTCGTCGAGGCTGGAGGATTTGAAAGTCAGATCACGGGTGAGGAAGGCTGGGGCATTCATGCGGCTTTTCCTGAAGTTGAGGGAGCGGGGTTGGTGCCAGCGGACATCTGTTGACCAATACCCCGCTCCCTGTCTGTGTCGCGTTTGCGCTCCTCGTCGATTTCTTCGACAGAGAAGCCGCGCTGCGCGACAACCCGGGTCCGGCTGGTCAGTCCGTTTTGAATTTCAAGAATGGCGGCTTTGGCGTCTTTTTCAGGGTCTACCCAAGGCCATGCGGGTGGCAGGTACTCGGCAGCATGAAAAGCTTCCGGCTCTGCAGAATAGGCGCCTAGATCCAGCGTGCCCCGCACGGCCAGCAATCCCACAAAGCGCTCATAGATCGGCTGTAGAAACTGCTTGACCAGAACAAGGTGCTGGACGCTCTCCACCTTGCGGCGAAACTCTAGCAGGGCGGCGCGGCTGGAGGAATAATTGGAGTTGGAATAGTCGCCTGTCAGCTGCTCGTAGGTGATGCCAAGCCCTGCTGCCATGGCTCTCAGCTGCCACTGGATGAAGGCAGGGAAGTCTTTCACGTCTGGCAGGTTGGGGAACTCGATATCCGATCCCGGTGGCAGGAAGTGTAGGGCTCCCGGTTCCATGCCAGTTTCCAGCAGGCCGTTCTTTTGCTCGCCATCGAATGGATTGGCTTGACCGTTGACGTCTCTCACAAAGCCAGCAAACAAGGCCGCAACCCGCTGGCGTTCCAGTTGGGCATCTTCGTAGCTGTCCAGTGATTGAGCGCGGAGCAGAACGGGGGAGAGCCATGAAAGGCCGCGCACTTGTCCTGGCTCCAGCGGAACAAACACATGCAGCATATCTTCGGCAGGCACGCGGATGTGTCCAAGGTTTTGCAGCAGGGCGGTGCCACGACGGCGGGGCAGCACGTGGTAGGCGATGCGCTTGCCATCTGCATCAAACTCGACGCCCGCGAAAATGTGGCCTTTGCCTTCCAGCTCGCGGAATAAAGTGGCGTCCACCATGTCGGCGGGGATGAGCTTTAGTTTCAGGTCTGTGCCGCTCTGCACCAGCTGGATGAAGCTTTCGCCCTTTACCACGATCTCGCGCATTGCTTGGGCTTGCAGGCCGTAAAAATCCTGCCGCCCTTCAAAGTCGCAGGTTTCCAGCCAGCTCTCATGGGCTTTCTGGATTGTGTCGCGGATGGTGTCTGTCGGGAATTTGGGGCGGGTGACGATGCCGGCACCGATGTAGTTGGCCACAAGGCCGGAAACAGCGGCGTGTCCCCAAGGGTTGTTGGTGGAGAGCGCAACCCCGCGCTCTTGGATGGTCTTTGATCCGGCTGCGGTCGCCTCGGAAAGATTGCCGATCCCCGCGATGCCCTGCCACCTGTGCCCCCGTCCAGCAGCTTCCAGCCCGATCATCCGGGCGACGAGGTGTTGAAGGCGTTTTGCAAGTGGGCGGCGGGGCTGGATCACTCAATCTCTCCCGCTGCTTTTGCTAGTCGGCTTACGTGACTTGCAATGTCGAAAACGTGGTAATTTGGAAAGTTCTCACCCTCTACAACTCTGCGTTTAATCGCTTTTATCAGCTGCTCAGAACCGTAGACCTCTTCCATATGGACCTCTGAGTTTTCATTCCGGCTACAGATGACGTATGGCGCTTCCCCGGTTCGGACGAGTTCGGTGACCAAGGCAGGGCTACGTGCTGCGATGACCGTAGCAAGCTCCAGCGTGCCATGTGACTGAGTAATGGAATGAAAGATGGCGACCTTGAGGGCATCTATGAATGTGTAGCGGGTCCATCCGCCCTCTTGCTCACTCAGCTCAAAGTGTTGTCTACGTCGCCAAACACGGAGTGTTTCTGTTTTCACACCGCATAGCTTTGAAACTTCTGAAGCGGTGAATGTCCGCTTAAAAAAATGTTGCTTCTCTGGCATGTCGATCTCCTGATTCGTGACAACTGTAACGCTTTACTAAAAGCGGGTCAATAGTCGCGCTTCACAATCCTTCAACGCTGAGGCGATGAGGGCGTAGTCGGGGTCTAGGTGTCCGGCGACTGTCATCTCTTCCAGGAAGAGGCGGAGTTTGGTGACTATGCCGGTGAGGGTTGGGGCGGGGGTGTCGATGAGGTGGCGGTAGGTGGTGGTGACGGCGTCGCTGTAGGGGCGCAGGAGGGCGTCTTCCTCGGCAAAGCTTGCGGATTTGGGGATCTTCAGCTCGCAGTAGTGCTGGCAGGCGGTTTTGTAGCGCTGTGCCAGGTCTGGGAGGGGATCGTGTGGGGTGGCTTTGGCGCTGGGTGTTGCCACCACGGCAATGCTGGCGAGGCTTCCGGTCAGCACCGCGCGGCGGTCCGGGCTTTGGGCGCACTTCTCCCGTTCGCGAAAAAGGTCTTTCATCGCGTTCTCCATGATTGATTGCTAACTATACATCATTGATGTAACCTTACATGAAATAAGTCAACACTAAAAATGTAAGGTGACATTAAAAATGACGATTACACCAGCGCAGTGTCGGGCCGGACGAGCATTGATTGGTTGGTCGCAAGGTGATTTGGAAGAAAAGTCCAGAGTCGCCAAGAAAACTATCGCTGATTTTGAAAGAGGTGTGCGCAATCCATACGCGAGAACTCTTGCTGACTTACAATCTGCAATGGAATCTGCTGGTGTAGAGTTCATTCCAGAAAATGGTGGTGGCGCTGGTGTGCGATTGTCGAAAAATCTAAGGCGTTCACTTTAAAAAACTATCGATGAAAGTATGCTTATGAGTTCAGATAATGATGAGTTTTTCAGAGCGTTAAAGACCGCCAATGTGCTGGTGAATAACTCGACGATTCTTCAAACATCAACGCCAGCATTGTCTACTTTTGCAAATAAAATTAGGTATTTAGAATGGTCGTTAAAGAAATCTGAGCCTAAACTTTTTTCAGATCCAGAAGTGCGTTACCTGAAAAATGGCTTAGATAAGCTAGATGTTTTAACCAATTCATATCAAGCAAATCCACAAGCAGTAAGCCAAACTGATTTTGATAATGCAATTAATGAGTTGCTAATAAAATTTACTCCTCCAAGAAACATAAATATTGAGTACGATAATGTTGGTGAGGTGATTGAGAGTGTTCGGGATAGCTCAAAGTTAATAATAGATGATCTTTCAGCTCAAGTTACCGCTGAAAGATCACACTTGGCTAAACTGCGATCCTCTCAGCGTGAGGTTGAGAAGAAGGTCGATGAACTAAATGCTCTTCTCTCTGAGCAGAAAGGGCGAATAACGAGTTTATCTGACAATTATAATAAGGAGTTTAATGCTGAATTAGAGCAATTTCGGGCGAAGCATGGAGTGCAGCGAGATGACTTCGAGGTACAGTTTCAAAAAATTACAAACGGTATTGAGCTGAGTAATGCTAAGCTAGTTCAACAACGCAGTAATGACCTAGATGACGAGCTAACTGAAATATTGGGAGAGTGCGAGACGGCACGGATGAAGTCTCAAGGGCTCGTAAAAGAAATAAATGATCTTTACGGGATTGCTGGTTCCAATGTTATGTCAGGTGATCTTCTCAAGCAGGCAGGTGAAGAGAGGACAACATACATTTGGTATTCTAGAATTGCCATGTTTTTCTACCTTGCTGCCCCGTCAATTCTATTTTATCTACTTGCGATAAAGAATGGAATTCAGACAGATAATCTCGAAGCTCTGCTGAAACGAGCTCCTTTAGCTGCTGTGTTTTTGATCCCTGCTTGGTACATCAGTGGGCTCGCACAGAAACATCGTAGAGTTGAGGTTGCACTGAGATCGTTAGGACTTAGACTTGCTGCGTTTGAGCCTTACTTAGCCCACTTCGATACTGAAGAGAAAAATGAGCTGAAGAGACAAATGGCAGACAAGTTCTTTGATGCTCAGATTTCTACTGAAACCACCAAGTCATTGAACTCAAAAGAGATTAGCAATTATTTAGATAGCGTTGTGGGGCCAATGGAAAAAATAATTGACGTTGTGAAGAAAAATACTGGTGCAAAGTGAGCTACCTTATCCATTTTGAATAAATAGTAGGTGGTTTTTGTTTCAGCTTAGGACTCCGAGATCCCGCGGAGTCCTGTTGCTTATTTGAACTGAGCAACTCTGCGCAGTCGTCTGGCCTAACGGCCTTCTCACCTAAGGCCTTCACAGCCTGCTCCACCCGAACACCACTCGCCGCCAACCCATGCAGCGCGGCACTGGCATATACCCGACAATCCAGCGGCTCATTCCTGACGCCGCTATCAGCCACCCATTTAATTTTGGCAATGCCGCCCTTGTACACCCGAATGGGCTTTTCGGCGGTGATGCCTCTGAAGTAGTCCAGATCCCGCCCCTCAGGAAAATGGCAGTAGCCTGCGCTGGCGGCTTCTATGCGCAACCGTGAAATGAGCGTGTGTTTGAGGCTGTCCACGCCCACAATGTAAAGCGGGGCTAATTGGCCTGCCTTGAGCTTTGGCGGGCGTTTGGGCCATGCGGGAATGCCCGGGCCACCTCGCCCCTTGATCGCCCACACACGGCGGTTCTGGCGTGGTTGCACATACTCCATCACATTGGGCGTTCTGTGCCCGCCGCTGTCGATTGCTACTGCTGAAATGGGCAGAGGGGGCACGTCTCGTACGTGTGGGTAGCGCTTCAACAGCACAGCATCCAGCTGCTTCCACACTTCCGGAAAGGCTGGATCACCCCAAAGCACCTGATAGTCCAGGCTCCAGCTTTCCTCGCCCTTGCCCCAGCCGACAATCTCCAGCTCCAGCCGGTCATCCTGCGTATCCACGCCCGCCGTGATCAACGCCACCTCATCCGGCAGGATCTCGCCAAACGGCTCGCAGCGGCTCAACAGGCGTTCTGCTTCAATCGGCGCGGTGTCACGGTCCTCATAGGCTTCTCCCAACCGTGTGTTGACGAAGGTTTGCAGCCGTGGCGGATCGCTTTTGACGGTGAGAAACTCCGCTGCCATCTCGCCCCACGTCTCAAAGGGAGAATACAGCCCCGGCAACCAGAACCCCGCCGTGCGGCCATCACCATCCTTGGTCGCCTGCCATTGGCCTTGTGCCAGCATCTTCAGCTTGTGGCGCTCCTCAATCGGCTCCCCGCAATGCTCACAGATGAGCGTTGCTTTCAGCGGTTCGCCCTCCGGCCACTTAATCCGCGCCCACGCAATCACTTGCAGGGCTCCGCAGTGCGGGCAGGGCACAAAGAACTTGCGCTGATCGGATTCCGCATAGGCTTTCTCGATGCGCGATACGCCGGAAAGGGTTGGTGTCGAACAGAGATAAATCTTCTTCTTGCCCGCATAGGTTGCCGTGCGTCGGATCGCCAGTTCCACCGGATCGCCCTCGCCATCTGCATCCACCGGATAGCCGTCCACCTCATCCAGAAAGATATAGCGCACGGGTGTTGAGCGCAGACCTGTTGGCGCGTTGGCGCCCGTCATCACCAGCTCTCCACCCACAAAGCTTTTCATGGCGATGGTGTTGCCCTTCTCTCGGGTTTTTGGCGCGGCCACCTTGGCCTTGAGGGCTGGCGTGTCGTTGATGAGCGGATCGATGCGCGTGCGGCTGTTGCGCTTGAGCATATCCAGCGAGGGCATCACCAGCAGCATCATTCCTGGCGCGTGGTCGATGACATAGCCGATCCAGTTCAGCCCTGCCTCCGTCTTGCCTACCTGAGCGCCCGCCATGAACACCACCCGCTCCACCTGAGAGGCAGTGGACAGGCAATCCATGATCTCGCCCAGATACGGCACCCGCTCCGTTTTCCATCGCCCTGGCTCGGCGCTGGTGGGTGGCAGCTGGCGATAGGCGTTGGCCCACTGGCTGACGGTGAGCTGTCGCTCCGGTGCCAGTGCCTCGCGCCAGATGGCGTCTGCCCATGAGGCGGTGGTGGTGGCGAGGTCAGACATTGGCAAGATCCTTCAGCGGTGTTTCTGCAAGGTCGGCGAGATGATCACGGACGATGCGGTCGAGGATGGCGTAGGTTTCTCGCGGATCGCTGCCCAACTCGGCGGAGAGGGTGGAGGCAGCGCGGCTCGCCCAGCCCATCCATGCATCGCGCTCGCCTCTGGCCCGCTCAAAGATCGCCTTTTGCGCGGCGTGCTTGTCGATGATGTTGCCAAGCTCGCGTTCCAGCTCCAGCTTTGCCAGCTCCGCCTTGATGCGCTCCAGCTCGCCCTTTGGGGTGAGGGGTGGTGCATCAACCAGCGACTTGCGCTTGGCGGCGCTGGTGTTGGCAACGTACCAGGCTTTGCCGAGTTTGATATCAATCCGCCCGTTGCCAAGCGTTGGCAGGCCTTCCTTGATGAGCTGGGACACGCGGCCCCGGGACATTCCCAGAATGTCCGCGAATTGTGCCTTGGTTGCGGTGCGTTGCTCTGGCTCGGCAACTTGCCCGAAAATGCTGATTTGTTGCTCGCCCGAGCTATGCGCTGAATGCATGGTTTAGCCCTAAATTCCTCTCTAAACTGCTGTTTCGTTTAGGCAATTTCAAAACGATCTGTGACCAAAGCGTGGGATGTCGCATACCCGTATTGAGCATTGGTGGGAAGGACCCGGACAGCGCCGCAAAGGCGATGGGGTTGTCGGACACCGGACACCCCCCTATGGGGTGTCCGGTGTCCGCCCCCTGAGCGGGACATTTTGTCTTTGTCCGGGACATGTCCCGGTATGTCCTGTCTGTCACGGTATCCATACATACGGGTCATAAACACCTATTCTCCCTTTCAATTGCAGGCCTTGGAATGCACGGTTGAATGCCTTGCGGCGTGCCTCTGATGATCCTGTTGGGCTGATGCCCATTTGATAAGCTTGCTGACGCCAACACTCGATGGTGATGGTGTTCACGTCCTTGGGGATCTCTTCCGGAGTGATTGGAGGTTTTTGGCCGTGAACACACACGGCTTCCTGAAGCGCCCGCATGGCAATCTCCTGAGAAGCAGGCAGCCTCGGTTTTTGCCCTCTTTCTGTCTCGCCCGTATCCGCAGGCTCAATGACACATGACGTTATTTCATCGCCATCTTCATCAAGGCTGAGAACCGTTTGCGAGAGCGTGAAGCGGAAGGTCTGACCGTCTTCGCCGTCTTTCTGCTTGTCGATTGTCGCGAGGCAGGTTTCGCTTTCTCCAATACGTTCCAGTTCAATCACAGTGTCCGCGCAATCTCTCAGGGTGGACGCGCCACGCATGCCGCGCTCTTTGTCCTTTCCGGTGTGGTGGACAATGAGAATGTGAGCATTGGTTTTCTTTCTGAGTTCTTCGACATTGACGATGAATGCCGCCATGTCGCGTGGATCTGCATCCGTGCCGCCCGCCATCATGCGGGAGAGTGTGTCGATGATGATGAGAGAGACGGGAGCGCCTGCCATCTCACCAATGCTGGCAATGTCATTCGCCAACTGGGAGACGGGGCTTTCCGGTGTGCGCATGTCCAAGGCTGTCGGGATCATGGCGAACGGGATGCGCTCTGTGATGCCGTGCCGCTCGCGCCATGCCTTGAGGCGCTGTCTGGCTCCAGTCGCGCCTTCTCCTGCGATGTAGGCGACTGTGCCAGTCTTCACTCGGTTGTCGAACCACTCCATGTCTGCGGCAATGCGCAGGCCGAGGTCAATTGCCATGAAGCTCTTGCCAACGCCTGAGGGACCAAACAGGACGGACATTTCGCCGGAGGCCAGAATGTTCTTGATGAGCCATGAGCGGGGAGGCGCGTTGTCTTCCTCTCCAAACCAGATGGTTGGGAAGTGTGTCTTGGTTGGTCGCCATGTTTCTGCGGTTTCGGTGGCTGTGTTGAAAGCCTCTACGGTGCCGCCCTGATCAAGCCAGTCGGAAACATCTCCCTTGGCTTGCAGGTTTGGCAGGCGCACCACGGCCACGCGCTCGGCAACCTCGCGGAGGTTCTTGGCGACGATGTCCCGATGTTCACTGCCAGCTTCGTCATTGTCCGGCAGGATGAAAACGCGGGCGCCTTTGAAATAGTCTGCGAAATGGTTCGGCCACTTCTTCGCGCCGCCCGGGTTGCAGGTTGCGACGATGCCGAGGCTGGCAAGGCGGTCTACATCCTTCTCGCCTTCGACGATGTATACGGGACGCTCCAGTGCGAGAGCTTCGGTTAATTCTGTGAGACGGTAGGGGATGAGGCGTGTGCCTTTGACCTTCCATTCCCATCCGCCATTGGGGAGAGGGCGGCGCTGTCTGAAGGTCTTTGGCTCCATGCGCACGACCTGGTAAAGCAGCTCTCCGGCCTCATTGCGGTAATCGTACTCGGCAACGACCTTTCCCTTGCTGTTGACGTGGGGCTGTCCGGCAAAGTCGCCAAACTCTGACTTGAGCCAGTTTACAGCGTCTTCTTTGGAGCCGCCGTTGACGTGCTTCACTAGATCGATGACGCCTCCGCCTGTGTCAGCTTCAAAGTCTTTCCATGTGCCTTTGGCTTCACCTGCAATGTTTACTTTCAAGCTGCCATTGGTTCCAAAGCGCAGCTCGCGACTAGAGGCGCTGGTTGCTTCTCCGAGAAGCCGCTTTGCTGTTGGTTCTATGAAGCTCGAAAAGTCTGTCAC